AAGCAGCCATGGTTTTTAATGAACACAGCGCTCTCGGAGGTGCTGTCAATCCCGGAAAAATATCCGGCCCTGAGCATCGTAAAGGCCACCGCATGGTCGGCGCAAGCGGGCGGCGACTTTTCTTTCAGCTACCGCGGCTGGCATGAATAGAATCAAACACGGTCATCGCGTGATGAAAATTTCCCACATTCGCCCAAAATTGATACCACGCATTGACAGCCCGAACCTGGCAGAATAGGATACGCACATGAAAGTCATCGACATCATCACCGCGCCCTGGGCGATCCAGCCTTCCAAACTGCTGGAGATACAGGGCATCTACGCCACACATTTGCGCGGCGACAAGATCGACGTGAAGGGCATCGAGGCCGCGATTGGCAAGCCGCTCAATAATCAGGTGCAAGGTTACGAAGTCATCGACGGCGTGGCCGTGCTGCCCATCACCGGCGTGATCAGCAAGCGCATGAACCTGTTCGCGCAGATCAGCGGCGGCGTCAGCACCGAGCTGGTGGCGCGCGACCTCAAGGCCGCAATTGCCGACCCGGCGGTCAACGCCATCATCCTGCAAATCGATTCTCCCGGCGGCACCGTGGACGGCACCGAGACGCTGGCCAACCTGGTGCGCCAGGCGCGCGCCGCCAAGCCGACCGTTGCGTTTGCCGACGGCATGATGGCCTCGGCTGCGTACTGGATCGGCAGCGCGGCAGATAAAATTTTCATGAGCGACAGCGTCGCGCAGATCGGCAGCATCGGCGTGGTGGCGACCCATCAGGACATCAGCGCCGCCGAACAGGCGCGCGGCGTGAAGACCACCGAAATTACCGCCGGAAAATACAAGCGCGCCGCCAGCCAGTTCGCGCCGCTCACCGAATCCGGGAGGCAGACGATACAGGATCAGGTGGACTATCTCTATTCGGTATTCGTGCAGGCCGTCGCGGAAAATCGCGGCACCAGCGTGGATGCCGTGCTCGAAAATATGGCCGACGGAAGAGTTTTCATCGGCCAACAGGCGATTGACGCGGGGCTGGTGGACGGTGTTTCCACCCTCGATGCGCTGATCGCCCAACTCAGCCAGCAGGGCGCTGGCGCACTGGTATCCGCGAGGAAACCGGCAGCAATCAAACAGCTCGCAATTGCGGCTGAGATAACCAAAAAAGGAGCAATAAACATGAAGATTACCAAAGAACAACTGCTGGCCGACGCGCCCGACGTTGCCGGGGCGCTCGCCGCCGAAGGCCACGCCGCAGGTGCAACCGCCGAGCGCGAGCGCATCCAGGCCGTGATGGCGCAAGCCATGCCCGGCCACGATGCCCTGATCAACTCGCTGGCCTTCGACGGCAAGACCACCGGACCCGAGGCCGCCGTCGCCGTGCTGAATGCCGAGCGCACCATGCGCGGCAAAGCGCTGGCCGACCGCCGCGCCGATGCGCCTGAGCCTGCCCCTCATGCGGCAGCGCCGACCACCGCCGCAGCGGACACCGATGCCAGCCTGCCGGTCGACGAGCGCTGCAAGGCGGCATGGGACAAGGACGCCACCATCCGCGCCGAATTCGGCACGCTGGCGGGCTACACCGCCTACACCAAGGGCATCGAAGCCGGGCGCGTCAAAGTGCTCGGCTCGGTCGCCGCTTAACCAATCACGATCAGGAGACTAAATCATGACCACACTCGCAACCAACACCCCGCGCGATTATGAATTGGGCGTGCGCAACCACTTGCCCGTCATCGCGGCGGACATCATTTACGAAGGCGCCGCCGTCGGCGTTGTCGATGCCTCCGGCCACGCCCGGCCACTGACCGCAGCCGACCGCTTCGCGGGCTTCGCCACTCGCAAGGCGGACAACTCCGCAGGCGCGGCCGCCGCGATCAACGTCGAGGTTGTGCAGTCCGGCGAGATCGTGCTGGCAGTCACCGGCGCGGTCATCACCGACATCGGCCAGCCGGTCTATGCCACCGACGACAACACTTTCGTGTTCCTGCCGGTCGGCGCCGTGTTCATCGGCTACGTCAAGCGCTTCGTTTCCAGCGGCATTGCTGTGATCGGCTTCGATGCCCCGGACTACAAAGACCCCTATGGAGACAGCGTGCGCGAGCTGGTATCCGCCAGCCTCACGCTGGACATCCAGGACACCGGCAAGACACTGTTCGTCGATACGGACGCTCAGACCATCACGTTGCTGACCTACGCAGCCGCCACCGCCCTGAACGTCAAGGTGGTGAACATCGGCGCATTCGGCACCGTAGCGGTCAATATTGATCCGGCTGCTGGCGACCTGATCTCCGGCCCGAACGACACAGGCGCGGACGGCGGCATCATGACCAACACCAAGGCGACCGCACGTCGCGGCGACTACGTGGTCATCGGCACCGGCGGTGATGACGGCTACATGGTCGAAGAAATTCGCGGCACCTGGACCATCGCTTAATCGCCCAACCAACAATCGAAAGGAATCATCATGGATCAATCAATTCTCTCAAGCCGCGCCGTGCTGGGCATGTACTTCGCCCGGCTGGAGCTCCCCAATGCCGCAGGCTGGATCGACGGCGTTTCCAACCTGTTCAACAGCGACCAGGCGTCGGAAGACTACCCGTTTCTCGGGCAAGTTCCGCGCATGCGCGAATGGATCGGCGGCCGCAACGCCAAAGGTCTGCGCGACAACAATCTTACTATCAAAAACAAGCACTACGAAGCCACGCTGGAGATCGCACTGACCGATCTGCGCCGCGACAAAACCCCGCAGATTCAGGCGCGCATCGGCGAATTTGCCGGCGAGGGCGACGCGCACTGGAGCACGCTGGTGTCCGACCTGATCATCGCCGCGCCGGCGGCGGTGTGCTACGACGGCGAATATTATTTCGACACCGACCATCCGAACATCTTCGACGCCAACACGACCAGCAACGACATCACGGTCGATATTTCTGCCCTGCCCGCCGCCGTTCATGGTGTCGTCACCGCGCCCAGCGTCGAAGAGATGCAGCAATCCATCATCAAGGGCATCGCGCAAATCCTGTCATTCAAGGATGATCGCGGTCGTCCGATGAACAGCAATGCGAAGAGCTTCCTGGTCACCGTGCCGCTGGGCCTGTGGATCACCGCCGTGGCAGCCGTCAGCGCAGTCACCACAGCGGCGATGCAGAACAACGCCAACCCGAACGTGCTGGCCGCGCTGAAAGGTATCCAGATCGACGTGCAGATGGTGCCCGAACTGACTTGGACTGATAGCTTCGCGGTATGGCGCACAGATTCCCCAATCAAGGGCATCATTCGCCAGAACGAGACCGATCCGCAGGTGAAGATGAAGGACGAGAGCTCCGAATACGCGTTCGACAACGACGCCATCCAGATCGGTATCGATGCCTGGCGCGGCGCGGATTATGGTCTGTGGCAGCGCGCCTGCTACGTCACGATGATCTGATCGTAGCGGTTTGACCAAAGCGCCTCGGCCAACCGGGGCGCTTGAGTGAAACCACCGGAGGCAACATGAATAAATACATTATTATCGCAAGACTACAACTCGTGGCAGGCGTGTTAACCCTGACCGATGATCAGTCAGCACCGCGCGCGCACAACCTCAAGCCGCTCGGCAAAAACCGCTTCGAGATCATCAACCCGGTCGAGTTCAAGGCGCGCGAAGAGATTGGCTACGAGGGCGATCTGCCCAAAGCGCTGGCCGATCTTATGATCGACGCAGACAAAACCGAATCGCGCAAAAAATCCGCGACGCGCCGCGCATCGTCCGAATCATCCGCACCGAACGAAGCGCAACAACTGTCCAACACAATCTGACCATGGCTTTCAGCGAAAACCCTGCCGACTTCATCAACGACGACACGCCGGGCTACGTCCTGGCCACTGTCGGCGGTGTATCCGTCGGCGGCATTTTTGACGACAACTACACCGACCCGCTCGGCTTCGCCGCATCGTTCCCGGCGCTAACCTGCGCTACGGCGGATGTTGCTACCGTCGCACAGGGTGGCACGGTGGTTGTGCCGTCCGGCAGTTATACCGTTGCCGCCATAAAACCAGACGGCACCGGCATCACGCTGCTGCAACTGGCGGAAGCATAATGGCCGACCATCTGCACAAACAGATCAGAGACGCCGTGGCTGCATTGCTCACCGGCCTGACCACCACCGGCAGCCGCGTCTATCCGAATCGCCTGCAACCGATGGCGGATGCGAATCTTCCCGGATTGCGCGTGTTCATGGATGCCGAGGAGGTCGCGGATTCGTTCCTCGATAAAGCGCAGGAACGCCGCATAGATCTGATCGTGGAGTGCTGCGCCAAGGCCACCACCGTGCTGGACGATACGCTGGACGCGAGCAGCAAGGAGGTCGAGGTCGCGCTGTCCGGCGGCATCACCCTCAGCGGCTACTGGATCGATGTGCAGTACGGCGGGATGCAGTTCGACGACGACTTGGCCGATAAGCCGGTGGGTGTCAAACGCCTGCGTTTCGCATTGACCTACACAGCGGCCGGCAGCGCGCCGGACGTTTTAATTTAACCGAAGAGGAGAGCATCATGAGAGGAACCCCAGTGTGGAACAAAGTAGCGATCGCGGTGCAATCCGCTGTGCTAGGCACGTCCCTTACCGTGTCGGCGATCAGCAAGGCTAACCCGGCCGTCGTCTCTTATGACGCGGGTGACACCGATCCTGCCGACGGCGCCTATTACCTGATCGAAGCCACCGGCATGAACCAGATCGACACCATGGTGGTGCGCGTCGCGAACGTTAACCCCACCGCCAACACCTTCGAGTGCGAGGGGCTGGACAGCACCAATTTCGATGCGCTGATCGCGGCGACCTGCAAGCCGATCACCTTCGGCCTGACGATGTCCACCATGCTCGACATCACCGCATCCGGCGGCGACGCCAAGTTTGCCGATGACAGCGATCTGCACGACGAGATCGATAAGGAAGTGCCGGTCGGATTCACCGCGCTCAAATTCACCGCGAACAGCCGCTTCCTGCCGACCGACACCGCGCTGTTGGCATTGCAATCCGCCAGCCGCGCCAAAACCCCGCTGGCGATCCGCTTCTCTTTTTCCAACGGCAGCAAGATCGCCTTTTACAGCTACATCAGCGCGCCGCTGACCCCGGGCGGCAGCAAGGGCGGCACCGTACAGACGCCGATCGCGTTCAGCGCGCTGGGTTTCCCGTCGAGCTGGGGAACTTAAGCCGTGATCGTCCTCGACCAGGATGCCACGTTCGACGCGCCGGTGCAGATCAACATGCCCGGCCGGGCCGAGCCGGTAGAGGTGAGCTTCACCTTCCGCGCACTGCGCCGCAAGCGTGTTGCCGGACTGATGATACTCACCCGCGCCGTCAGCGCCTGGCGCCTGCGCCGCGCCAACGAATATCTGCGGCTTTGCTGGCGCACCCGGCGGCTGGCCTCGGTGGTGGACATGATCGACGAATTCACCGCAGGCTGGCAGGGCATCGAGCCCGCCTACAGCCGCGACGCGCTCAAGGCGCTGTTGCAGGAATACCCCGGCACGCACGTGCAGATTTATCTGGCATTCCTCAAAGCCTGGCAAGAGGAACGCTTAAAAAACTGACCAGCGTCGCCGAGGCCTATTACTCCGGCGGCGCAAAACCTGACGAAAATAGCCTGCTGGCGCGGATCGTGGAGATGATCGGCTGCGGCGCAGAAGAGACGCGCTGCTGGGCGGAAAACTGGCGCACCTTCCTGGTGTTGGACGGGATGGGCACCCAGATCAACATCTGCCAAGGCGGTGTGATCGGTTTTCGGTACGAGGCGCTGCCATTGCTGTTCGATCTGCACAACATCAAGCCGGACGAGCGCGGATTCATTTTCGACGGGCTGCGCGAAATGGAGCGCGCGGCGGTGCAACAACTAAACGGACGCTGACGCTGACCATGGCCGCTGAAACAAAAATCACCATCACCGCCGCCACCGCGCAGGCCGAAGCCAAACTGCGCGGCTTCGGATCCACGCTCGACGGCATGTCGGGCAAATTGCGCGGGATGGCGGCAGCGTTGGTCGGCGTGCTATCCGTGCGCGCTTTCGGCGCGCTGGTAAAAAGCAGCATCGATTCCGCTGATGCCGTGCTCAAGATGTCGCAGGCCTCCGGCGTGGCGATAGAAACCCTGTCAGGACTGGCGTATGCCGGGAAATTATCCGGCATCGAAAGCGAAGCACTCGGCGCGTCGATGGTGAAGCTTACCAAGGGCATGGCCGACGCAGCAATCGGCACCGGTGAAGCAATCCGTGCCTATGAGGCGCTCGGCATCAATGTCAAGGACAGCAACGGCAATCTCAAAAACGCCGACACAGTAATGGCCGAGATCGCCGCGAAGTTCGGCGGCATGGAGGATGGCGCGAACAAGACGGCGCTTGCCGTGGCGCTATTCGGCAAATCCGGCGCGGCGATGATCCCGATGCTCAACCAGGGTGCCGATGGGCTGAAGGCGGCGCATGAAGAGGCGGCCAAACTCGGACTGGTGCTCGACACCGAATCTTCAGCCGCAGCGGAACGATTCAATGATAACCTGACTCGGCTGAACGCCGTCAAAACGGGCTTTGCCAACCAGATCATGAAAGCCATGCTCCCTTCTTTGGAAGGTTTAAGCAAAAGCTTGTTTGATTCAGCCGCGAATGCGGGAGGACTAGAGAAGGCGGCAACAGCAGCGGCGTCCGGCCTGAAACTGATGATGTCTGCCGGCACGATTATCGGCGGCGTATTCAAGACGCTCGGCGAGTATCTCGGCGGCGTTGCTGCTGCCGCCGTCGCATTGTTCGCGGGCAGATTCCGCGAAGCCGCAGACATCGCCTCGCAAGCCGGTGGCGATTTCTACGATAACATTAAAAGCTCTGTCGGCAACGTCAATGCAATCTGGGAAGCGGAGGCCGAGAAAGCCGAAGCCAATGCGCCTGCGCTGGGGAAAAAAATTGCTGCACCCATGATGGCGGCGGCAGTCGCCGCAGAAAAAGCGCAAAAGAAAATGGCGAGCGACGCAGAAAAACTGCGCAAAGAACAGGAACGGTTGCTCGAAAAACAGAATGCAGAAATCCAGCGCAGCGCGCTGGAGGCGCAGAAAATTTATTTCGATCTCGACCCCATCGCAAAAGCATCGGATGCGTGGGAAGGGTATTTGGAATTGGTAAAATCCGGTTCGCTTGATCTGGAAACAGCAGCACAGCACTACGCAAAGACCTTCGGCGAATCCACCGATCAGATGACCACGTTCGCCGAACAGGCCGGGCGCAACATTCAGGACGCA